GCGGGAGAGGCCAGGGTTTTCATATGGCCTCACCAAAATCAAATGTCGCCGCCTGCGCAATGGCGGGCTCGTAACCCACGTCGCTGGTGGCCAGTAAGCGGGCGGTCATGGTGGGTTTGTCCCATATGACAGCAGCGCCAGATGACAATGCCTTGCGCAAGGCGTTGGTAATGGGCACAGTGATGACACCCGCCACAGCGGTGCAGTCACTGGCCACCATCAGCATCAGGCCAGACACGCCCAGCATGTCGCCTGTCTTCAAGGTGCCGGTAGCCGGGCTGCAGCCGGTGACCACAATGCTGCTGGCACCCTGGGCCGCGGCTGCATTCAGGGTGAGCGTGCCGCGCACGGTGCCTGCCGGTGCTGGCCTGGCAAAGTGGTAAACGCTGGTGGTGTTGGTCTGGCCGCGCAGGGAGCCAATGAAGGCTTCAAGCCATGCGCCATCAGCCAGAGCACGTGGGGGCAATTCGCAGTGCATCAGCCAGCGGTCATTGAGCAAATCCACAGCTTGTTCTGAACCACCAAAAGGTGCAGCCGATACGCGCTGATTGACTGCCAGGCGCAGGCTACAGGTGCGTGGTTTGAATGCAGTTGGCATTGTGATCAAGCTCATGCGACAGCCCCACCGTAGTTTTGTGACCGAGCAAAGGCGCTGACGATCTGGCGCTGGCTGGTGGCCACCGCCTGGCGCACCATGCTGATGCTGGCGACATCGCCCACGGTGAAGTTTTGCACCACGGTGACGGCCGGGCCGCCGGCGCGTTGGCCTTTGGTATGGTCGACCACGGTTTCTTGCGGGTGCAGCATGGCCATGAAGCCGCCTTTACCGTCCAGACCACCGGCGCGGGCGGAACTTCCGGTATAGCCACCACCATCAAACCCCAATATGCTGGTAATTCCGGCAGATAAGAAAGCGCCCACGGGCTCTGTCACGCTCTTGCGGATCATGATGCGCAGAATGTCTTGCTCGATGCCTTGCAAAACTTCGTCGAAACTCTTGCCGCCCACAATCGCATCCTCAAACGCGCTGGTAAAAGTCAGGCCAAGTTCTTCGGCCAGGCTTTTGGTGTTTTGCACTTTTTCACCTACCAGGTCCAGGCGGCTGGTGACGGCTTCGAGATACAGGGTTTCGCTGATGCGCCCGGCCTCAAACTCTGCGGTCAGCAGCTGCACGTCGTTGCGCTGGCTTTCCAGGTTGGCTGTGGGTGTAGCGGCCAACAGACGGGCCAGCAGTGCCTGGTATTCCTCATTTGACTTGGCTACCGCGTTACCAGCTTCAATGCTGGCCTGGCGTTTTTGTTTGAGAACTTCAATCAGGTCTTTTTCGGCTTGGGATTCGGCGTGAATGGTGTCTATCTTTTGTGCCAGCTGCACCAGGTTGTTTTGTTCATCAACAGTTAACTTGCCGGCTCGGCCCGCCACAATGTCAAAGCCAAGTTGCTGCACGGCAGTCAAATCTTGGGCTTTTTCAAGCTGTTTGGTCAGGGTTTCAAGGTAGCGCTCGGCTTCAGACTGGCGGGCAGCACCAGCTGTTCCGTCACCCCCCAGCCTGTCTGGAAGTCTGGGAAGGACTGGCGTGCCCTCTTGACGCAACAGTCTGGCATTGCTCTGCGCATTCATCAATGAGCCATCAACTAGGCCAGATGCCTCACGCTTGTTGGTGTTAGGCATCTGACCGTAGATCTTGCGTATGTTGGCCAAGTAGTTTTCAAAACCAACTTCCCAAAAGCCCTTGCCCGCTTTTTCGCCTTCTTTGAACTTGTCAATCAGTTGATTGATGGACGTGATCATTGGGCCAGCCATGTCACGGGCCACGTCTTGCATGTTCTTTTGCAGCGTGAAAAGTTGGATATTGAACTTTTCAGCTTGTTTGGCCTGTTCGGTGGTCACGGTAGCCACCAGACCGCCCGACTCGGCCAGGTCTTTCAGCAGCGGGGCTACTTCTTTGAGCGACTTGCCAAACAGCTCTTGCACGAGTCGGGCTTTGTTGCCGTCATCCGCAAAGCCTGCCAAAGCCACAGCGGTTTGGCGCAAGGCCTCTGCCGGGTCCAGCGCTTTGAGCTTTTCTACGTTTAGGCCAATGGCTTCAATGGCCAGGGCTTGTGGGCTGTCTTTTTTGGCTGAGTTGAGCGCGGCATTAAATTTAATAAGTGCGGTTTGCACACCTTCAAAACTGGTACCGGTGCGGGCGGCTACATCCTGCAGGGCGCTGATGTTCTCTATGCTGGCACCGGTGGCATCAGATAGGTCATTCAATGCGTCCAGGCTATCGATAGTGGCTTTGGCAAAAGCTACAAGACCACCAAGACTCACCCCAGCGGTCAGAGTCTTTAAACCGGATGTGATGCTGCCAAAGGCAGCATTCATTTTGGCGGCATTGCTCTCGGCCGCGCGGGCGGCTTTGCCCAGGTCTTGCTCAAAGCTCGCCATCTTGGCGACCAGGTCAACCGACAGGGTAGCAAGTGCCATTACAAAAGTCCTTTGATTTCGGTCATCACATCAATCAGTTGGTGCCAGTCGTCCACCTCATACAGCGCGGCATATACCGGCCAGTTAGAGGGCTGCCAGCCGCCACAAAAATTCCAGCAGTGCATTGCGCGGGCGCCTAAAGAATCAAGCGGCGGGCATGGTGCCAGCGCACCGCCAAAGCCAGCGTCGGCAAGTTTTTGCGCCTCTTCGCTGGATTTACCCCAGGCAATGCGCTCGGCTAGTTTTTTGCGGCTGTATCCTCAACACCACGGCGCTTGTTGAGCGCATCGATCAGGGTGTCGGTAAGCAATTGCTCCCACTCGGGTTGGGCATCGAGCAGCAGCTCCACCGCATCTGGCGAGTAGGGCAAGTCATCGGTGTCTGGTTGGCCCTCAAGCACAGCACTAAGGGGCACGCCAGACCAGCCCACCACCGCCAAAAGCAGCAGCGCCCGCCAGTACCTCAGCAAAGTGGCGCCGCGCAATGTGCCGCCGCCACCGGCTTCCATGTAGGCAATGCTGATTTGCAGTTTGGTGGGCACTTGTAGGGTGAATGCACCTGGGCCCGCCTTGACGCCGATCTGACGGGCCGCCTTGGCCAGGCGTTTGATGTCGTCCAGTTCCATGTTCAGGTCGCGTAACGAACTGGATCAGCCAGCGAGCTGAAGCCAATGGTGGCCGTCAAAGGCGCATTGGCAGCCACCGTTGGGGTTTTCTGCAGTGAAAAATAGCCGTTGGCCACCAGGCGCGAGTTGTTGGGGAACACGATTCGGTAGCCAGTGGCAATGGAGCCATCAGATGCAGCCAGCACCACGGCGTACCAGCTCAGGCTGGGGTCATCAAACACCGTCATTTGGATCTGCTGCGGGCTGCGGGTGGTGGGGATCTGCTTTTGCGTGCGGTCAGTGATGGTGGTGATGTCGGCAAAGGCCTGATCGCCGCCAGAGGTAGACAAGCCCTGCACCTGGGTGATGGGCGTCCAGGCGGTAATGCGCCGAATGGTGCCGGTGCCAGTGCCTGCGGGATAGTTGGTGGTGCTGGTGGTGTTGATGGACTCAAACGTGACGTCGTTGGTGACCACGGTTTTGACCCGCACAATCTTGCCGGTAAGCAAGTCCCAACCCGAAGTGATTTCAAGAAAGTCGCCCACCACCACGCCGTGGGCTGCGGCCAGGGTGGCCACCGCTTCAGTTGCGTTGGTGAGTGCAGACATGACCACGGCCGTGCCGTAGGTGCTGGCGATGGCAACTTGTGTGCCGGTTGCTAAGGTAATGGACATTTCAGGGTTCCTTTGGACAAAAAAAACCCACTCAAAAAGCGGGCTGGGTTAAGCCGGTGTTACCCGGAGAAAAACACGGGTGGCGGGTTATTCCCACCACTCCACAGAAAGCAGGGTGGCCTCTAAATCAAGCTCACCGTCATAAGCGCTTGAGCGCTGTACAACCATTTGTGTGGTGGTGCCACGCACCGCCGCAGCCACTGCATTGGCCAGCGCATCGGCCTGGGCACGGGTGTCGGCCCAGCATTGCACATCGAGCGCGACCTGGCTGGCCAGCAACTGTTTGTCAATCGTTTCATACGGGGTGGTGCCGCTGCGGCTGAACACCACAAATGGGCGGGTTGCACCTTGTTCAATGCGGTCAGCCGCCACACGGGTGCCCACCAGGCTGGTGACCGCAGTGGTAGCCAGCAGCAGTGTGCGCAAATCGGTCTCGGCACTCATGGGATGATCTTTCCGGTAGCGTTTACTTTGTCAATCCAGCGGCCCACTTGGGTCTGGAAGATGGCCAGTGCATCATTGAGTTTGGCTGCGGCCGGTTTCAAAAAGCTGCGGGCCGACATCTTGCGAGTGCCAAACTCAAGAAAGCGCCAGTAAAACGGGTCAGAGTTGCTTTTGGCACCACGTAGGCCGGCCTTGGCGGGCTTGACGTTGACAAATACACCCACATCACCCGCACGGCGGGCTTGCTTGCTGGAGCGCACCCGAATGGCAGAGCGCAAGGTGCCGGGCTTACGGTAAGGCGCATTCACGGAAGGTGACAGCACTGGCGCATTGCGCTTGGCTTCATCACGCACCAGGCGGGCGCCGGCGCTCAGAGCGTTGCGCACCACACGTTTGCGCATGGCGGGCACCAGCTCGCGCAGTTTTTTGACCAGGTCGTCAACGCCTTCAAGTTTGATTTCAGCGGCCATCTTTGACCCCTTGCAGGCACATGAGCTCTAACATCTCTTTTCGGCCTACGGGCACCACACCCGTGATGTCGTGCGCCCTGCCCTGCCACACCAGGCGGGTGAGTGTGCTTACGTCTGCACGGTAGCGGATGCGTACTTTGATGGTTTGCTCTTGCTGCACCTGCGCCGCGGCAAAGAATTCACGCCCACGCACGGCCTGACACTGCGCCCACACGGTGGCAATGGGCACCCAGGTGATGGTGTCCTGGCCAAAGCCGTCAGTGACGACGCTGCGGGCCTGCAGGGTAACGCGCTGATCGAGGTCGCCAATGTTCATAGTTTCCACACCCGGTAACGGTCCAGCAGCCGGTCGGCAAAGCCCAGGCTGTAGGTTTGTTTGACGCCTTCGAGCTGGCGGCTCTCGTACATGGCGCCGATCATCAGTTTGATCCAGGCCTTGATGCCCTCTGGCACGCTGGCGGCATCTGCATAGCCTGCCACATAGCGCAGGACCACAGCATTGATCTGGTCGCGGGTGTCTGGCCAGATTCCGGCGTAGACCGGCACCACGTAGGCCAGGCCTGCGTCGTCAGCCGAATCAAGCGTGTACAGGGTATTGCTCAGGGTTTGCTGTACGCCGGTGCTGTCGTTGTATTTAAGGCTGGTAACGCTGGCCACCGGAACGCGGGTGAGTTCAAACGCCGTTGGGAAGGCGTCGAGCGTGAGCTCCCAGGTTTGCGGCATGAGGGCCCGGCCGGTGATTTGTTCAGCGGCCTCGGTGGCGGCCGCGGTGTAGGCGGTGATGAGCGCATCTTCGTCAGACACGTCAACCCGCAGGTGCAGCTTGGCGTCAACCAGGCTGACAGCCGGAGTACTTGCGGCGGTGATGAGTTTGAGTGACATGCTTACCTTTTTGTCGTTTCCAGGTTGGCACGCCTTGGTGCAGACGTTTGCACACCACGCGTGCCACCTTGTTGATCTAACCTGCTGCCGCCAATACATTCAGGGCGGCTTGATGTGAATGCTGTTCTACCGACTTGTGCACCAGGCACGATGACCGCCACGTTGCCTTGGGTCAGTGTGGGCGCGTGGCCAGCGTAGGCCAACACGCCTTTAATAGGAGCCAAAGCAACGTTTGTTGTGCGTGCCAGTGTTGGCACCTTACCCGTGATCGTCAACACACCCTTGGCTGGGGCCAGCGTCACGCCACTGGTGCGTGTAACTGTCGGAACCTTGCCTGTCAGCGCCAAAGAACCTTTGACCGGCGCCAACGCCTTGTTGGTGGTTTGCACCAGTGTGGGCGTCTTGCCTGTGGCTGTCAGACTCCCTTTGATTGGGGTCAGCATCAAGCCTGACGACTGTGTGACTGTCGGAACCTTGCCCGTGACCGTCAAACTTCCCTTGACCGGGGCCAGAGCCACGTTCGCGGTTCGGGCCAGCGTGGGCACCTTACCTGTGAGGGTCAGACTGCCTTTGGCCGGGGCCAGAGTTAGCCCAACCGACTGTGTAACTGTTGGCGTCTTACCTGTCAGGGCTAACGCGCCTTTGCTTGGTGCCAGCGCCACATTCGCGGTTCTGGCGACTGTCGGAACCTTGCCTGTGGCGCTCAGTGAGCCTTTGACCGGGCTGAGTGCGACATTGGCTGTGCGGGCCACGGTGGGCACTTTGCCTGTTGCCGTCAGGCTACCTTTGACCGGGGCCAGGGTGACGCTGCTGCCACCCGTTTGCACCAGCGTGGGGGCGTGGCCCGTGGCGGTCAGTGCACCTTTGGTTGGTGACAGTGAAACACCGCCGCCTGCTGCTGCCGGGGCAAGTAATAGCAGCAAAGACATATCAAGCTACCGCTGTAAATTCGGTCCAGTCTGCGCTAACTATCCACATGTCAGTCACCGGGTTCTGTGTTGCCAGCACGTAGTCCAACACGGCAATAACACCCTCGCCTTCGCGCAACAGCACATACTCGTCGGGTCCGTCCATGAGACTGAGTTTGGCGATCATGTCAAAGCCAGCGGCGGTAATCATCCTGGCAGCGAACTGAGCAGTGAGTGCCCCACCGACAGGTGTTGCAGTCAGGGCTGTTGCAGACGATGTTCCGTCCGCAGAGGCGTCGAATAAAATAGCTACGCTTGCACTCGATGATTTAGCAGAATCTTTTGGCACCTTAGTCGCCGCTGTTCCGTTGGTGGGTGCCGCCGTGACGCGATAGAGGCGAACCATCGGAGGCAATACCGTGACGGCTTTGATGACTGTGGCAGTCAAATGAATATGCACTTCTTCTAGCTTTACCAGTAAGCCAGAGCCTGTGGTGTTGAATATGCTGAAAATCTTTTGACCAGCGGTTCCCGCCCTGCCGGGCATACGGAAGCTGCTTGCGCGTCCGTCATAGGACACTAGCTCAGCGCCGTCTAGAGTAACAGGCAGTGGGTAAGCACCTGATGTGTCCCTGGCAGAGTTATCTGCGCCCCATACAGGCTTCATCCGTTGAACCAGAATACCTGATGATGCAGAGCCGTTTAAGGTTGTGACGTCATCCGCCGCAATCGTGGCTGTGCCGTTTTGTGTCGTGTTGTCTACCATGATCAGATCAGATCAAACCAGCCTGTTGCGGGCTGCGTCACGGTGATCGTATTTCCCGCCGTGGTCAGCGGGATGTCTGCCGGAGTTGCATCACCTAAGAAATACCCGATCAGCGGATTGACCTGCCCCCACACGGTGCCAAGCAGATACATGACGTAATAGCGATGCGCCGGGATGCCCGTGCCCGATGCCGTCCACACCGGGGGCGCACCTGCCAGGAAATAGCCGTTGGATCCTGCTGCGGCTGTGGCTGCTGCGCCCGTGAGGGTGACGCCGCCAGTGGTGTAGCCTTGGCCATTGGCGATTTCGTTGGCCGACACATCAGCCCATAGAGCATGGCCTGCAGTGGTGATGTTGGGCGTGTAGGCGCTCGAGACCAAGGCCAGTTTGATCGTGGCACCAACAATGTCATTGATGCGGTAGTCGTCTTTGTTTTTGGCAAAGAGTGTGAAAGCGCCTGCGGCCATGATTTAGTCCTTCATTTCAAATCTGTTAATACGAACCAGCGCCCAAGCCACGCACCAGCCACCAATCCACAAAAGCACCCAGCTTGTAAGAAAGCAAGCGGCCCACCAGGCCACAGTAAAGCCTAGAAAAAACAGGATGCGCTCTAAAGTGCTCATGGCAGGCGCATCAAGCCAGGCCAAGTTTTGCCCGCTCGGCACGGCCCCAGGCGCGGGCGGCTTCAACGAATTCACCAAAGGCAAGCAGTTCGTCTTGTTCGCCTGGCTTGAAAGCGTAGGCGCCCAGCGCCACACCCACGCCAATGCGGGCGTATTTGGCCTCGTCACTCTGGCTGTATATGCTGCGAATCAACTGCTCGGTGCGCTCGTAAATCAGCGCCACATGCACACTGGCGGCCTTGATTTGCTCTTTGAGATCATCGGTGAGCGTCACGTCTGTGATGGTGATCTCTGGGTGCTGTTCTGGCAGCGTCAATTCGTCAGGCACAGCCACATAGGTCACGCCATCAAGCGTGCACAGTTCGGTGCAATAGACGGCGTCATCCACACCTTGCGAGTCGGGCAGGCGCATTTGCAGCACGGTGAGCGCTTGTAAAACTTTGCGGTAGCTTTTGATAGAGGTCATGGTGGTGTTCCTGTAGGTGCGTCATGAGGGGTTGAAATGAACAGGTGTGCCGGGCATGGCCCAGGCGCGAAACAACGCCGGGCAGATGCCTGCGCCGGGCATCGGTGCGCAGTGCACCAATCACATGGGGGCGCACAAAGCGGGCGGTCGACCAGGTGCGAAAGCCTACAAAGTTGGCGCCGCGTTTGATTGGGTGCAGGCTGTAGTGGCTGATCTCCAACCCCAACACCAGCATATGGGCACGAATGGTTGCCAGCCACAATAAGCCCTGGGCGCGGCTGTTGGCAAGCATGATGGCATCGTCCATATAGCGGCCATAGTGGGGCACCTTGAGGGTCCGTTTGCAATACTGGTCCAGGCTGTTGAGGTAAACATTGGCAAAGGTCTGGCTCAGCAGGTTACCTATCGGCACGCCCTGTGGTGCATCACGGTGCGCAAATTGTGCCAATAGGTGCAGCATGCGCTGGCACTTGATGACCTTGGCCAACAAGGCCTGCAGCACCGTGCGATCGATGCTGTAAAAGAACTTGCGAGCATCCACATGCAGCACCCAGTCGGTGCGCGGTGCGGCTCGCATGCATTTTTGCAACCAGTCTGCCGCCTGGTGGGTTCCCCGGCCCACACGGCAGGCAAAGCTGGTGGTGATGTATCGGGCTTCAAACAGCGGGGCCAGCACGGCGTAGGCGGCATGCTGCACCACCAGGTCACGAAACGCGGGGGCTTCAATGAGTCGCGGTTTGCGGCCATCAGTGACCCAAAAACTATTGCATGGGCGCGGTATGTAAGAGTAATCCGACAGCTCGGTGTGCAACAGGTGCAGGTTCTCGCCCAGGTTGCGGCCAAATTCATAACAGGCCCGGTGGCTGCGTTTATCCTGGCGGGCACGCAGATAGGCTGCATGTAGCGCCTCGGTGCTGCAAATCTGCGGGTACAGGTTACCGCTACGGCGCATGGCGGATCCTGGTGAAAGATGCAGCAGCACCAATTTTCATGGCGGAGCACCCAACATGGGATGCGGCCACTACCAAAGGGCGCTGCCGCCTAACATTTCGCCGTACAGCACGACAGGGGCTCCCTCTTTGCCAGTCAGCACACGCTGCATAAGGCATGTTTGGCATAGAGTCGGCACAAAACCCCACGTTGTTGTTCGCGTTGTTCCGGGCATTGTTGAGGTTGCGATTGCGCACACCAGCGTTGCCGCCGTTGTTCCAATTGCCACGCGAAATCACACAAAGCATGTCAAGCCCCCACCGCATTCGGGGGTTCACACCCCTGAATTTCTGTGTTGAGCCAGCCGCCAATCATGCGTCCCAGCTCATCCACCATTTTTAACAGCGTCAGAAACCGGTGGTCAGCCGGGGCCTGCGCATCTTTGCGCCCTGCATCAAACCCAAATAACCCAAGCTCATGGGCCAGGTGGATCATCATGCGCAACTGCTCGTGGCGCACGTCGAGCGCTGTAAGAGCAGTCTTTTTGTAATAACGCTTTTGTGCCTCGGTCACCAGGTTGTACACATCCAGAAACGCCTGGCGGATGCCCTGCGAAAGTGTGTATTTATGGCAATTTGGGAAATGCGCCAGATACCCCTCAAGCTGCACAGCAAACAACACCAGCTTGCGGTGCAAGCCCGCTTCGGCGTGAATGGATTTTTTCTGCGTGGTCATGTCGACGTCCTATCGCTATCGCTCAAGGACACATCACAAATACGAGGCGGCACACAACCCCACGCTGACGCCCGCGCTGGCCCGGGCACTGTTGAGGGCGCGAGTGCGCACACCAGCGTTGCCGCCGTTGCTCCAACTGCCACGCGAAATCACACAAAGCTGATCCAATATGTACTGGTAAAACTCATCAGACCCAAACAGGCTGATGCCTGCAGCACTGGTGCCACCCGCTGCAGGTAAGCCCAGCATGGTCAGGGCGCGGCCGTTGGCGGTGCTCATGTCAAACACTGCATTGGTACCGTTGCCAAATTTTGTGCTGTTGGTATTGGCTGCAGCAGCTGTGGTGAAGTTGACCGTAACTGCATCAAACTGGGCGGCCACACCCGCAGCACCCCAATGGTCGGTGGCGGTGCTCGCGCCACTGGTGACAGCGGCAATGTCTACCGAGGTTTTGAGCGTATAGAAGATGCCGGTGTTGCCTGTGCCACCAGATGTGTAGGCGGTGTAGCCAGTGCCATCCACACCGTCGAGTGTGTAGGTGTTGGCATCAACCACCGTGACGGTGTAGAAGCGGTCGTTGATTTGCGTCATACCCACCACAGAGCGGATGTTTACCACCGTGCCGGTGACATAACCATGCGCTGCGCTGGTAATGCTCACCGGGTTGGCTTGGGTAGCTGCTGTGATGGCCTTGCTCACAGCAATGCTGGTCATGCCAGGATTGATTTTGTAGATGTTGCCATTGGTGTCTGCAATACCGCAGGCCTGGCCGTTGTGGGTGGTTTTGGCAAAGGGTGAGCCTGAGCCGGTTTGGGCCATGTTGGGCTGGCTGCTGGCACCTGCGGTGATATAGGTCACCGTTGTGTCGTTGATGTCTTTCAGGGCGTTGTTGTTGTTGCCTTTGACAAAATTGGTTATGCCGGCGGCGTCGTACCACGCACAGAATGTGGCAGCCTTGCTGGCTTGGGCGTGGGCTTCGCTGATTCGCGCCAATGCATCAGCCATGAACACGGATTCAGGGAAGAACTTGGCGCCACGCGATTTGGCAGCCTGCAATGCCCCGTAATAGGCGTTGACAGGGGTTTGCCCATTGGCGGTGCAGCCGGTAAAACCGACCTGCCCCGCACCAGGTGCGCTGACCATGGGCATGGCCCGCGCAATGGAGCTGGCAACCGTGCCGTTTTGCGAGCAGTCGTATTTGTCCCGGAAAAAACCAATCTGATTGGCCCCGGCGTTCACAAAGGCACGGTGCAGGTAATAGCCTTGCGCGTTAGCTGCGGCTTCATTTGTAAAAAAGCCTGGTGATTTGACATCGATGCTGTTGGCACCATAGGTGGCAAAGGTCGGGTTCTGGGTATGCCCAAGCCTGAAATAAAAGGCGGGCACCCACACCATGATGGATCCATCGGAGTATTGGTAGTTACCATAGTTGTCGCCCGCAGGGTCTTGCGTACCGTACAGGGCGCTGTAGCCGGTGGGCAGGACGGGACAAATACCAACACCGAAGCCTTGCTGGCCGGGGGTGCCGATATCGTTTGACGGGTGTGCTGTAACCATTATGGGACCGGCCAAAAAGTTGGTGGTACCGTTTGCTGCAGCTACAGCAACTACGGGTTGTGCATCAAATTCAAACTGGCCAGTTCCCATCAATTGATAGGCTTCAGCATCAGGGCGCCACTCTGCTTGCGCAATTTTCCAGACTGATTGCTTGCCGGTATATGCAAGTTCTGAGAAGTTTTCAGAACTCCCGATGTATTTGATTTTAGGCATGGTTGACCTTTGAAGTTACTCTGAAATGCGTTGCAGGCTGCAGCGCATTGCGCAGCATTGGCGGGGGTTACTCTGCCGCTGGGTCAGCAGTGGATTGGGTGTCTTCCTTGGACGCTTTGGCTTTGGAATCTTTGACTTCAGCAGCCCAACCCTCTTCGCAAGCGACGCGGATCAGGTCTTCGTCTTCGGTCTCAATGACTTCACCAGCGGTGTGCTGTTGCACATTCACATGTTGGTGTGCCCAAGTAAATGTTTTTTTGACTTCGAGTTGCATGGTTTGCTCCAAATGAAAGGCCCTTTGAAATGACTCTCAAAGGGCCTTTGTGGGTTAAAAATCAGGCAGCGGCGATCTTCAGCAGCTTGATGGCCTGGGTGTTGCGCAGCTTGCCACCCACACGCTTGCGGATGTAGAACTTGACGTAACCAGGCGTGGTGACTTCGTCACGGGTCATGCGCATGCCAACACGATCGGCAATGAGGTAGCCTTCTTTGAAGTCACCAAACGCCAAGGGGAAGGCATTGGCTGCAACCACCGGCATGTCTTCCGCCTCTGTAACACCATAACCCATGAAGGTGGCGGGCTGACTGGCCACCAGGCTTGGCTGCCACAGGTATTGGTTCTGGGCATCTTTGTATTTGCGCATGGCAGCCAGCACAAGTTTGCTGGTGAGCCAGTTGGCGTTGTTCCGATACCTGGCACGCAAACTGTAGACGATGTCGTAAAACAAGTCTGCGCTGGTTGGCATGGCCGCTGCGCCACCGGATGCGATGTATTGCAGGGTGCCAAATGCACGCGATGCGTCTGCCGTAGCCACTGGAGCTGGTCCACCCAAAATGCCGGTGGGTTTTTTGGTGCCGTTACCAGCAACAAAGGCTGCGCCCTCACCCTGTGCAATGGCTTCGGATGCGCTGTCAATCAACCAGCCCTCCACATCAAAGAAGAGGTCATCAAGCGACTCTTCAGAGGCTTGTGGCTTGGCGCTGGCCATGCCAAAAGTCGGCGCAATTTCAGCCAGGTCAGGTGTGTTGGTCTGGTTGCGTGCGTCGGTTTCACCCAACCACTCAAAGCCTGCGCCGTTAATGTCAAAAAGCTCTTTATAGTCAGAACTGCCAACCGTGCGGACCATGGCCAGTTGGCGAAGAGGGGAAATGTCAACCGACAGGCGGGCAATGGTGCGCTCAATAATTTCAGGCAACGCATAACCACCAGCAGCCACCACGTTGGTGACCGTCGCGGCCGACCGGGTTTCCAAAGCGTCGGCTTTCCTTTTGGCTTCCAGGGCTTTTTGGGTGACGCTGGCACGTTGTTGACGCTCTTGGTCACCAGGTGCACGCACCCAGTCAAAGAAGGCGTTTTTGTAGGCGATGGCCTCAGCAGACTCGCGTTGCTCGCGGTCACCATGCATGGCGCCGGGGCGATTCATCTTGGCTTCGAGCTTTTCCAGCTTGGTCTTGGCTTCGTTGATCGAGTCAATGTGCTCATCCATGCGGGCCAGTTTGGCATCCAACTCAGCCGTGCCCTTGCCGGCCTTGATGGCTTCGATGCGGGTGTCGTTGGTCTTTTTGTATTCATCAAACGCAGTGGCGATCTTGTCGAGCGCATCAGCCACAGATTTGATGGAAGGGTCTTCGCGCTTTTCGTAGACGCCGAAGGTTGCAGCTTTGGCTTGGAAAGCAGCAAAGTGCGCGGCCATGATGGCCAGGGTGGCAAATTTTTTCATGATGGTTTCTTTCAGGGTGTGATTACTGGGATGACAGGGAAGCGATCAGCCGCTGGGCTGACTTGAGGGCTTTGGCGGTCGAATCCGCGGAATCACTCCGCTCTTCTCCCATCCGCATGACGCGAGACACAAGTGCCGTTGCGTCGGCTTTGCTGAATCCAGAATCTCTCAGGATTCGCTCGGCATCTTTGGGTGTAGCCATGTCACCAGCAGACTTGATGGTGGTGACACGGGCTTTTTCATTCGCTGGAAATGTGACCAGGGAGACTTCCCACAGGTCAATTTCGGTGAGGGTACGCACATCGGTGGTTTGGTCATAAGCCCATTGCTTGCTGATGAAGCCAATGGACAGGCCGTTGATGGCACCCATCTTGAGCAGTGCATAAGCCTCTTTGCCCTGGCTGGTTTCCAGGCACAACTGGCCTTTGATGCGCAGGCCCTTGGTGTCTTCGGCCATATCGGTCCAGATACCAATGGGTTCATCGGCCTCATGCTGCCAGAGCATGGCGGGCATGGTGGATGAGGCCTTGTGCGCGGCCAGGGATGACATGAAGGCACCGGCGGCAATCACGTCGTCGTAGTTATCACGTACGCCAAACACTGAGCCATAGCCTTCAACGGTGCCGTCCGTGCCTACCGCTTTGAGGCTGAGGGTGAATGATCGGGTTTCACGCTTGCCTATACCTAGGCTGTCTTTGTGCTCAAGCAACTGGGACCGTTGCGCGGGCGATTTTTGCGCCAACGCGGGCGACGGTGAGGCTGCGCGGTTACGGGGTTGCTGTGGGATCTGTAGCATCTTCATTGTTGGTTCCTTGTGTGGTGGAGCCGTTGGTCATATTCATTGGGGTCAGGGGTTCATCCAGGCCAGGCAGTGGGTCTTTGCCTTCCTCTTCACGCGCCTCATTGCGGGTGTAGATGCCGGTTTCGACCATGGTGCGAGCCCATTGGCTGCGGTCGCGCATAGCGCCGGCACGCATGTAGCGGGTATCAAACTCGGCAAACAGTGGGCCATTGCCATCAAGCACAAACTCATCCAGGCCTTGCGTCCACCGGGTGTGCCATGGCGCCAGGGTATGAATCAGGTGGGCTGAAAAAAATGCTTCAGAGCTGGCAAAGGTGGCGGCCTTGTCTGAGTGGCCAATCATGATCGGGAACACGCCCCAGCTGCGGCATACCTCTTCAATCTGCAGTCTGCGGGTTTCAACATGCTGCGCATCGACGCCGGTCATGGTGTTGCTGACCCACTTGGCAGCTCGATCGATGATCAAAGGGATGCCGGTTTTTGAGGGTCCAGACTTCTTTTCAAGGTAGGCTGCCAGGCGCTCATGTTGCTCTGGCGACAAGCTGCCTTCAACGGAATACATGCCGCTTGGGCGTAGGCTGTTGGCGTGCATGTATGCCTGGCTGGTTTCGGAGGCAATGGCCAAACCAATGGCGGTGCGGGCCAGACTAACCGGGCTGAGCGGTTTGGTCCAGTCAAGCTGCATGCCTTTGAGGATAAAAACCTGATCAGATGTGAAGTCACCAATCTTGCCAAACTCATCCCAGCACGTGTACAGCAGGTCATATCGACCGGTGCGGCGCACTTGCCAATGACCAGGCGGTACCGGAATGAACTCGGTGAGGCGGTTATTGTCGTTTTTGACCTTGATCGATAAGCCGTAGCCTGACAAGCAGGCATGCAGCGTCATCATTTGGCGCCACTCAAAAGAGGTTTGCCATTCATTTGGGCGTCGTGACAGCAGCCGGTATTCCGGGATGTTGGTCGCCAGCTCGCGGGAGCCATCTTTCAGCTCACGAAAGACCTTGAGTTTTGGGGTTGCACAACCTTCCGATATGACCTTGACACAGGCCAGTACAGTAGATGTCTGAAGTGCGGTTTTTTCATTGACAACCACGCCTGCAATGTTCCGACCGCCCCGGCCATCGATCAGGTCTGCCACCTGGTCGTAGGTGAGCTGGGCTGACTTGCGCCCAAATAGTCGGTCAAGGAATTTCACTAGGTGGTTTCCCAAAAGGATGTTTCTTTTTGCTCTACAGCCAGCGCCCGGCCAAGTGCCATTAGCATGGCCATCGGGCCGTCGATCTTGTTTTCTGGCCGCTCTTTGGTGGGGGACCGCAGTTCATTGAACTTGCTGACCTTCACCACCAGGTTGCTCACCATCCAGGTCATGACGGGGTTACCGTCAAATTTCAGTTTCTTTTCAAGCACCAGGTTTTCCACCTGGATCAATGGGGGTGTAAAGAACATGGCCCGCTGCGCGATCTCTACCAGCGGCAGGCCTTCCTCGATCAGCTTGCCGGCAAAGTACATGCTTAGGGCTGGGTCAAAGGCGATCTCTTGCATGTCAAACTGTTTGCAGTAGCCGCGCATGTCTTCGGCCAGCACGTCAAAGTCGGTGATGTCGCCATCGGTGACTTGGATGTAACCCGATCGGGCCCAGCCGCTGAGGTGGGCGTTGCCACTTTCAGACACGGCCAGCTCGTTCAAGTACAGACGTGTGAACACGTACCAGACGCCGCTGCGCTCAAACACCAGGCAGAGCGCGGCAAAGTCTTTTTTCTGTGCCAGGTCAAGCCCGGCCCAGCACTTCTCGCCCGCAAAGTCGCTGAGCTGCAGACTGGTGTCAGCACACCGTTCCCAGGCCCGCATGTCCATCCAGGGGCTTTCACCCGATACCCAAACGTTCAGGCGTTTGGTCAAAAAGTTGTTGAGGGCGCTTGGCATGATGCTGGCCTTACGCGCTGCAGCTTCCATGTCGTCACGCAGCACGGACACCAGCCAGTTCGGGTTGGCCTTGGCCCAGCTCGACGGCTCAAATGGGTCGTCATCATCGTCAATGGTGTAGATCACACCAAAAGTTGTCTCGTCTGCAATCACCCGGTCCAGCACCTTGGTGATGTGGGTGCGCCGCTCGTAACAGATGCCGCTGCGGTCACTGCCAGCGGTGGTGATGATCCACAGCAGGCTTTGCTCACGGGCGCCGCGGGCGGTGTCGATCACGTCATACAGGTCGCGCTTTTTGTGGGCGTGCAGCTCATCCAGGCAGGCAAAGTGCACATTCAGGCCGTCCTGCGTGCTGGCTTCAGCGGCCAGCGGGCTGAACTTGCTGCTGGTGTGCGCCACCGTGATGCTGTGCG